TTACATCTGTTAAGCGGTAATCTTGATTGTATAACGTAATAGTTTCATTATTTGCAAAAGTCTTCTTTTGATTTGAACCAGTATTCAAATACTTGATGTATAATAAATTGGTTAATGGATCCTGAGATTCAAGACCGTTTACTGTGTTTACAACGATAGCTTGTAGATTAGAGGAATTATCAACAGCATATAAATTAGTATAATCGGAAGGTAGTGCTGGAAGACCATCAACCTTCAAGTCATTGATCTTAATGTAAGAGTAATTGTAATCGTACGAAAAGGTACAACCTTTAATGATGGTACCTTGCTTGTAAATGTTGTCACCAAAACGCTCAACCTGATTTTGAAGGATCGTCTGGAGCTGAGTTAACTCTCTAGCCTGGATAGGCACAGCCGGTCTGAAAAGAATTCTATGAAAGTTTTTATCTTCACTGTAATCATCGAAGTAAGGTGTTACATTAAAGTTTGTGTCGAGTGATGCCATTTAATCCTCTGTTAAAAATCAAGTACTAATTTGATTGTTTCTGTTTGCCCAGCAGTTTTGGTAATTGGAGAGAAGTTTTCAAGATATAAAATATTACCCGATCCATCTATAATATCCGGTCCAGCAGTATTTGTAACAAGGAATCGCGCATCCGACTCGTCACCCAACACGAAACGACTTGTATCTGGATCCGTGATACTGATAATTCCTTTTTTATTTACAACTCTTAAAACAGTATTGTTTGAACTGTAGTAATATCCATTACCGCCGTTTGCTTGAGTAATCAATTCATCCTCAGCAAAATTCTGTGCTGTCTGTAAAGAACCGGTTAATCTTACAGTTTGATCAAAGTAAGTACCTGGTTGAGATACGGAGTCAACAACAGCTGTATATCCTGACGCTTCACCTGTAACTAATCCCAGCGTACTATTTCCCTGCTGGAAAAACCCATGAACATTTGCTAGGACTAGCTGACCAGCGCTAAATGATACAACCGTACCATTCGCCACAGCTTGTTTATTTGTATTTAGCGTCGCAATTCCAGTTGCTGTTTCACCAATCAAATTATGTCCAGTCTGAGTAAGACCTTTTGTAAGATTTATTGCTGTCCCGTTAAGGGTGGAAGATAACTTTATACCTGTTGAATTTGCTTGTACAACATAATATGTTGTGTTATTGGCTAATCCACTGATGACGGTATTACCAGTAGATGTACGATAAGTTACTATACTATTATTTTGGAATACATTGTTTGCAAGCGTAATGAACTCATCAGTATCATTGACATTAGTATTGGCGTTAAATGTGATAGCAGTAGGAGGACCAAAAGTTATAGTTGGTAACAGATATCCTGACCCACTATCAGTAACTCTTACAGAAGCAATTTTACCAGTAGAGTTAGCTATACCAAAAGCAGTTGCAAGGTTACTACTTACGCCACCAATGACAATGGCTGCGTTTGAAGTATATCCAGAACCTGGATTTACAACAACTACTTCAGAGATGGGAGAACCAAGATACTGAGTAATAGTCTCTCCTGTTTCAAAACCACCAGAGTTATTACTGATTGATAGATCAGCTCTCGTAAAGTTTGGATCACTAAGAATACCTACAACTCTAAAGTCATTCTCATCTATAATTTTACCATCAGATGCTCCACTATCAAATTTAGCACTTACACATATAGAATGACATCCTAACTCTGCAGCTGCGTTGCTACCATGACCACCTCTAGGACTAATAATCACAGTTGCCGCAGCACCGCCATCCAATCCACCTGTATTGCCACTAAATGTTACGCTAGCGTATGTATAGAATTCACCTCTATCCGTAATTTCAATTGAGTGTATTCCCTTAGTTGTAGTATTTACAACTGCACGCGCAAGAGCTCCGGATCCATCTCCTGTAATAGTAACAAGTGGAGATATCACATATGATGAATCCGTTGTTGGCTCCACATCAAACTGTGTTTCTACTGTCACAACTCTCACTGTACCTGATACAGTATATTCAGTAATCTTTCTTTGTTGACCAGCTCCCACTCCAGCAGTTATCTTCAGTGCACTCATATTATAAAAGTTAGCGTTTGAAGAGGCTGTGGAAGGATCTATTGAAAAGGATCTTGGATTACCAAAAGTTGCAATCTCTTGGAAAGTTCCACTAGAGGTGGCAATGTAGTTATTTCCTGAGCTAGTAATCTCAATATTCTCTATACCACCATTGACAGCATTAGCAACAACATTAGCATCTGGGTATACAGGGATGAAAGCGGCTGTTGCAAATTTATCAAAGTTTGCTGGTGTGATTGAATACATATACTTCCACTGATAACCATCAGCTGAGAAATAGAAGTCATCTCCTGCCGAAGTTTCAGCCAAGCTAGGAGCTATGGTTGAACTGGCTCCTTTATTATTATCAAGACACTTAAAGACATTGTAAGCAGCGCCTTCATCAACAACAACATAGAACGCCTTATCTTTTAGATTAGTGGCAGTGTGAGTATACTTAGTATATACTGTGCCAGTCACCCAATCGTATCTAGGAACAACTCTAATAACATCGTTTGCAGTAACGCGTCGTCCGTATAACATATTATCATAACTATCAACCAATACTGTTTGAGTATTATCCTGAATCTCAGGTGGGTTGTTGTCATCACTAAAAGGAAGAGGTGCACCTATAAAACAGTAGTAGATGTTGAAGTTTTCTTCTGTGAAAGATTCTATGAAGTGCTCGATACTGAACAACCTCATGTTATTTGTAATTAGTAAGCTCATGTTTCTATAGTTACACCGGTAGTTGTAATAGACAAGTTAGCAGTGGTTGTTTTAATCATTGATCCAAACAACTTAGTTCCTGCCATGTGAGTTAGTTTTTTGAGGGTGTCTCTGTACAGTTCAAGAGGCAGAGCTGATTTTACCTGATACGAATAGAATTGGTAGAAATCACCATCATGGATGTATTTATCGCTGTTTAAGAAGCCTCTTGTAGATTTAAAGTATCCCTCACCAACACCCTGATTAATTAGGTTAACAGTAGCTTCTGCAACTATTTCTGTTGTTTCTTTTCTAATTATAACAATCTCATCTTGCTCGTATGCAAGACCGGAATTGACAATTGTTATGTCTGTTATTGCACCAGTTGCTACACCTGCGTAAGCATTTACAATACCGTTATTACCAACGAATAGTGTGTTAGCATCGTTAACAATAAATCTAGCGTTAGCTGATGCACCTGATATTTGTCCACCAAACCTGACACCTTCTTTGAAAGTAGCGCTAAGTGTGATAGGTCGTATAGTCATGAAAGTACTGTCAGCGTTAATAATACTACCACGTGCAATCTTCAAAAAGGTATTTGAAATTGCAGTGTTTACGAAGTAGAACAAATCAGAAGGAATGTTTCTTACGGCGTTGTTGACCTTGAATAGAGTATTGGAACCTGTAATCAGTACGGAGTTAGAAGAAAGTGTTAGTACTGTGTTATTTGTGATACTTGATACTCTATATACAGCACTGTTTCCAGAGAACTTGATGAAGTCATTAGCTGCAACTTCTGTTGTGAAAGACGTACCAGTACCATTGACTTGTGGGCTTGTGAGGTTAGATGTTACAGTTCCTGTTAGAACAGTACTAAGAGTGGAGTTAACAAAAGGTACATTAGTTTCTACTCTAACAAAGGATGTATTTGACTGAACAATATTTGCGTATATATCACCAGATCCAGTATTCTGTACCATTATCTCAAAAGCCGATGGTGCCAATGCTGATCCAGAAATCCTCATATCAAAACAGTTAGAAGATACTTCCTGAGTTACATCCTCAGCTGCAACAAAGGTTCCATTCTGAGTATCAATTTGGATACGTTGATCGCGGAGCTCATACTTGTATGTGAATGGGTCTCTTAGCAAAACAAAAGGATTGATGTTATAATTAGAACCAGGGTTAATTCCTGTGATGGATTTAATAAAACCAATCTCATAAGGCACTCTTGTTAAAGCATATATGATGATGGTAGATATATTTGCTGTTGGTAATTTAGGAAGACCAAAAGATGTAGAATTCAATGATACATTAAGGTAATCAGCAATTAAGTCTGTATTAATAACAATAGAGTCTTCTGTCTCTATCGGACCAATCTCGTATCCAGCACCGGAACCCCTACCAACAGTTGATACATTTGCAGTCACTCCAGATACAGACCCATAGAGATAGTTATATCCATTTGCAGAGAATGAATTAACGTTGCTATAGACACCCAATCTTGTATTAGTTGATCCTAGCACAGAAGCAGTGGCCGATACGTTTGTAACCAGTGTTATGACTGCATTAGTATCAACTATACTCGTTGCACCTGTAAAACTACCTGACTCAACAATAACCATAACACTACCATTAGCTAAAGAAGCATCATTAGCAAAAACATCTGGACCGTTTGTGGTCAATGTAAGTGTACTATCATTTTGAACAGTACTAACTTGGAAAGTGGCTGTACAAGCTTGAAATTTAATAAAATTATTGTTGGCTATCTCACCTGTAAACGATGTCTGTAAACCCGTTACTACATTGGATGTTGAGTTAGCAGATAATCTTCCAGTAATCGTCTTTTGTGTTTTACCAAGTACTCTACCGGTTGCAACATTGGCAGTAGAGTTAGCACCAACAACTAATCCACCAAACGCAAAGTTAACAGACGAGTTATTGAAAGCTATGTTAGACATTGGCTGAATAACCGTCTCGAACTCATAGAAGTCTCTGATATCTGAGTTGGCAGATGCTTTATTTTCAATACCTAGTGTTAGATTAGCAGTAGTTGTTTGAGTATTTGAACCATAACAGGTTCCACCATACAACAAAGTAAATCTGACCTTGCCAGAAGCAATTTCCGTACCGTCAATTCGTGCCTTACCCAGTTTACCTTTTCTATTAGATATTACATCAACAATATCACCTATCTCAAAATCTTGACCCTGGTTAATAATATCAACACTAGTCATTGATCCAATAACAAACGGACAATCAGATAAGTTACCATCACTTGATATGATTTCATTAAACAGGAAATTACCTTTGACTGCTGAGAGATATAATATATCGAAGAATCTTCCGGAAACAGATCGTCTACCAACACTCTCTACAAATGCTGTGGCACCGGAAGTAGATCCAGTAATAAACTGATTGAGGAAACTACTTGTTTTAGATGATAGTGAAACTTCAAGATAAACAGGAACATAATACTCACCATCTGATGCTTTGATAACATCTTTACCTGGTAGGTATATCTCAGCGTCTGAAGCTCCATATATCTCTTTAAGCGCTAGCTTCGTGCCTTGCTCAGTTCCTTTGGATGTGAAGAAATCAGAGGAGAACTTAATATTTGATTTGGTACGCTCTTCATAGAATGGAGATGATGTAAGATACTTGTTTTTATAAAATACAAGGAACTCATCAAGAGTCTTATCTATATCACGATACTCTAATAAGTTTCTTGTATAGAAAGTTACATTATTAGTCTGCTGAGTCCAGTTGTAGTATTCTTTTACAAACTCAACAAAGTTATTACCCTGCTCTCTATAGAATTCAGGAAAGTGGTTGCTAACTTGAATAGCAATGTTATCTTCTATATCTCTCATCTTGTATCCGGCACCATATTAATTAATACATCTTCTGTACTTAGAATTAATACATTTTGAAGAGTTGAAGAGAAGTCCATTGATGCCATCTTTGCATATAATTTAATTGCTCCACTTGTATAGCTTGTCACATTGAGACCAGTAATTACTATCTCACCTGTTTCATAATCTATAGTACCTACCTTTCTAACCTCAACGTGATCAGTACCTGAACTTCTAACCATACGTATGTTACCGACACCATCATCTTCCAACTCTACTGTGAGTCCTTCTGATACAAAAGGAGTGGAGCTTATACCATGATCGGATACTATAGCGTGACTTGATTCGGACGGTGTTGTTGGTAGAATGGATGCATGAAAATTGATAGCAAAATTAGTAGGAGTATCGATTGTTGGTATTAAGTTAATAAACGCTAGTACATTTGTATCATTGTTAATGATACTTGAGTCTGCGGAATCTATTGAGGTTACAAAGTTACTATACCTAAATGTTCTATTAAAATCATTCAAGTATGTTGTGTTGAATTCAGCAATCTTCTGAAGTACTTTTGACTTGATCTGCTCATCATTGAGAGTTGTAACATTAGGGTCATACTTTACTGTGGAATCAATGAACAGGTATACATAATCAGGATCAACAACTTCCACTGAGAATCCAAGTGGTACTTTATCTTGTAGGTATGTAATATAGCTAGCCTTTTTACCGTTTGGTACTTCAGCATAGCTACTTGATTTTACCGATACAAAAATCTTACCAAACTGAGGTGGAGATTCTTTTTCCCCTCCATATACACTAATAGCTTGTATTTCTGGAAACTCTCTTGTCAGTAATATCTCAAAATCACCTTCAGTTATAGCACGCTCTTGTGTTTGAAAACTTCTAGGTGCATTATACTTGATCGACTCTATAGACTCACTAATGGAACCACCAGACGCCTCAGCATTAATCACTATTGATACATTAGAGTGTCCATCAATACTTGAGTTATTAATAAAGTTATCAACACCGTTTGGTAATTCACCATTACATACTCTATACGTTACGTCAATAATAGCACCATTTTTTGGTAGCCGTCCGTATGAGTTATCACCAAAGATAACTTCATAGGCTTCATTCTCTGCAGATTGAATAAAAAATACTTGAGTATTTCCATTGACTCCAAAAAGAGAAAATCCTTGTGTATATACGTACACATTTGCGCCGCTGTTTTCAGTGACGGTCATCTCAATACTGGTCGTGTCAATGTTAGGATTATTAAGTACAAACCTCTGGTTAGTTATTGCATCATTTTTAATAAACGTATCCGTTGAATAGCTTCCCTCATATATTAGTATATTATTTGCATAAAATACTCCACTAGCACTATTAGCAATCGACACTGCATCTGATGTAACAAAGTTGAAAGTATTTGATCCTAACCTAGCTGTGAATGCAGTCTTAGATGGTATGACAATAGATGTTGTATTAGAAGCAGGTGTGATAGAGATATTTACGTTTGCGTACGCAGATCTAAAAGATCTAGGGATATAGTTGAGCTCCTTAGCATGGGACACAACACTATCTCTAAGTTGAGCAGTATCCAGAAACATCTCACTTGCCACCATGTTGAGGTAGAAAGAGTTCATGTAGGTATTGTATGCTAGTACGTCTAAAAGAACACTCATGTTAGAACCATCAAAATCATAGTCCCTGAACTTAGCCTGACTGGATAAGTGGTTCTTTAAAGAAGTTTTAATTGCATTAAAATCTAGATCTACTAGATTGATTGATGAGTTGGCCATGTTATCTTATTCTAGTAAGGAGGAAGCTGACGGATACAGTTTCTGGATTATTTATTGTCGTGTAATACAGGAAAAGAGTAAAGGAGTGGGCATCTTGATTCTCCTCTACCTTACTACTAATTGTTTGAATTCTTGGCTCAAAGTTTTCAACGGCAGTTCTTATTTCCGTATCTATTGAGTCTGAGGTGAAGGCGGAGAAGTTTTCAAATAGTAAGCCGAGTACATTACATCCAAATTCAGGAAAGAAAGGTCTCTCACCTTTTCTAGTGAATATAATATTACGTAACGAAGCTACAACAGCATCCTCGTTTGTTAGACGAGCTATGTCTTTGGTACCAAAGTTCTTATCCAAGTTCATATAAAAATCACTATAGCGCTCATCTCTAAGCGACGTTACAGTAAATTTATCAGCATAGTTTGTTGCCATCTATCCTCCGGCAAATACGTTTGAAGATCCAGCTGCTACAGATGTACAACCGGATATAGCATCTCCAACTCTCCCACACCCTTTACCATTAATATAAACCGTTGAAGAACCAGCAGCTATAGGAGAAGCGTGTGATGGACAGGGTACACCTGGTAATAAATGGGTGGTGTTATTATCACCTTGTCTACTAACACCAATACCGTTGCAGAATACACTACCGGAGCCTTGAGCTCTATTAGGCGTACTGCAATGGGTTACATCTGCATCCCCGATTCTTGTTACAGCTGGCATTATTTTGTTTCTCTTTTTAGTAGCTCTTGAAGTTTCTCATTCCACTGATCTATAAGTTCATGTTCACTCTCAGTGTGAGGACCTTCAGGAGCTGCTGGTCTAAACTCAATAAGATTATCAAAAGATTGAGGAATATCCTCAAATGCGGAGTAAGTCTTTAACTCACCATTAAGTAAAATAACGAATTTATGCATTAGTTCAAATCTATCCTTGGAGCTGTGAATTTCATATTTCCACTTGATGTCACATTATAGGTGCCATCAACATTTACGTTAACATTACCCTTGATCTTTACGTTAAAGTTACCACCAACGTATTGATTATTATTACCCTGTGTAACATCAAACCTATCATCAACTGCTTTTATTACAATTTCACCATCTCTATTAATTTCAACATAAGCACCCGTTTTGTGCATGATGTGAATACGTTCATTGGATGGTGTATCATCAATCTCAATAAGGTGACCATTCTCGGTTCGGAATACCTTATTATATGGATATTTAGCTGCGTAAGGAGAACCAGGTTCTCCAGGAAATGGACCTGATGCTCCCACATTCTTTTGACTCTTTAAACCACCAGCAGAATTCTCATTTATTGAAGGTTTTGGAAGTTCGTTCTGTTCCGTGGTACCAGCTAGACCTGCAATAGATCCAAAAATAACAGGCATCTGGCACTCGTTACCATCTAAGAAGAATCCAAATACTGTAGAGTTAACCATTAAACCAGTAGGACTGATACCTACTCCATCTTTAATGCTACCAGAATATATTCCTGCACTAATAATAGAGTTGATTGGAGAAGCCCATGGTAAATGCTCTGTTGGAACATTAATCTTATCAGGAGCTCCACCTGCAGTGAATGGGTGTACGTTATAAATTCGGACACGAACTCTACCTAGCTTTTTGGGATCTTCTCTGTCTTCTATTACACCAATAAACCATCGAAATCCCTCTTCACCAATAGCAGCTGTTGTCATTTTTCATACACTCCTTTACCAAATCTCATTAACTCAAGATGAGTATCATACTTACTAGAATCTGCAATCTTTATGGAGTGTTTAATTGAGGTAATTAAGTACATCCCACTATCCATATCATTCCTACCTTTTTTTGACTCTTGGCCTTCATACTTTGGAATCTCTAACTCAATAATATCTCCAGCTTTAAGTAATGTATTTCCTGGAATATCAATATACGTTTTCTCATGTGTAAATAAATTAGCGTAACATATACGCTCTAACAAAGTATCATAAACAAAGTTAGATGTTTGGTTAGTTGAGTCTTTATACTTTGCAAAGGGAACAAAGTATGGTTTAATGTTATACTTTGAATAACCATTGAACAATGTGGTGCTTATGTCTGGATTCCTTGCATCAGCAAACTCAAAAAACAATTTAGATCCAGGCTTATTCTGAAACAATCTTTTCTTTACTTGTTTAGTAGTTATATCAAACTCAGTCACTACAGATTGTACAGCACCATTTTTAAAATAGTTGTTAAGGTTAAATAAATCTTTGACTGTGTAGTTAAAGAATAGATGGAACGAGTCTTTGTCCGTAATCGATGCCTGGTTACCCTTCACATTCTGAGACACATCCTCTCGCTGCATGAACTTTTGTTTTTTAGCCTTAGATCCTCTATCAAGTAACCCTTCAATGGTTACAAAATTATACTGTTGATTAGTCTCAAAGAATAAGAAGGTCGATGATTTATACTTGGATGAAACAGCGCGTTGTCTCACAAAATCAATAGCCTGGAAAGGACTCAGATATGGTATGACCAGTGTGGGAGGATCCTTTGTCTCTTCAATGAATAGCTGCTTTTTACTACTTAGAAACTTTTGAATAATATCCTGTAATATGATCTTTGTTCCAGCTGAATAACTCTTGGCAATAGATGATGCACTATCAATTAGTAACTCCGGGCTTGTTAGCCTTAATGTAAAGTTCTTAGCTCTAAGATTGTTATTTGGTATTAGATTAGCCATCTCAACTACTTTAAGTTTATAATTGAGGGGTGTATCATTTCCATAACCTAGAAATTCTATTTCAAAATCCTCGTCGCCCGAGATGTTGAACCTCTCTTTAAAACTAGCACCATCAAGGAATGAAATATCTGCGTTTATATGGGATGTAAAAATACTTTCATATATGTTGATGGTATCAATGTACTCAATAAGTTTAGCATTAGCAGTATCTTTATCAATTTTGATCGATTTCTTATGATCGGTTATTGACATCCTTTTAACATCACATTGTCCCGGATTCAAACTCATGATGCAAGTAACCTTTTGAATTCTGATTCTAGCGATTGGATATATGCTACATCAATTAGTCTAATATTCTTCTTGTTCTCATTAGCCTCATCCTCATAATCAAAATAAGAGACAGCAGTAAAGTACTGCTGAATATCCGTAGGAATACTTGTAGTCAAAGTGTTAACTATTGACACCATAGCATTGGCACCACTTGTTCCACCTTTGAGACTCAGGCCTGCTGTAATTGTACCAGTTATGTTTGATATGGTTGAATGAGTTGTATTCGATAACCCCATAATAGCAGAAGACACTGTCATACCACCAGATTGTTGAAAAACATATTCACCAGTAGTAAAGGTATTATTCCCAGAGTACGTCATAACTAATTCTTGTACTTTATTTGTGTTAAAAATTACGTCTTCTTTTTTTCTCTCATATTTGAAGATCTGGCCATTTGATCTAGTCAAAGGTTTCCAGAACCTTTTTCGATTAGTTGATAGCGATGCATATGCTGATGGCTCGATCATAGAATCATCTTCGATATAATTAGATCTATAATATTTAATCTTTCTTGTTGCTTCTGTTATTGAACCATACTTAGATGTAATATATCTTTTGAATGTTTCAGTGTCCATATACCAGTCATAATAAGGATCAACTATATTATTACTAAAGTATACTAGCCAATCATACCCAGAGTCACCATAGTACAAATAAGCAATAGTATCTGGCCTATCACCTTCTTTAATTGTGTACGGATGGAATACTTCGTAGTTCAGTTGAAAATTCTTCTGAAAAGCTATCTTGGCAAATAAATTAACAGCAACAGTATTGGCAACTGAGTTACCATACTGAACCAGGGGAAAGTGTTTAAAGTAGTTATCCATTTATATTGTAGCTTGCTGTGTAGGTTGTGTTGTTGTTTGCTGTGTTGGTGTAGGTGGTTTATTAACAATCCCAAAAGATTTGTTTTCATCAGCATAGTAATCATCTGCGAGCCAAACCTCTATCTCTTGGAACGTAAGTGATAAAGATACTGCAGCAGGAACCTTAGCTGCGTCACCTGTCCCATCATTAGACTTAATGAACGCTACTCCGTTTGGAGTATAGTTTACACTCATATTAGTAAGAACGCAACGTTTAAATTGTCTTGTGTATTCGTTTGGAGTCATCTTAACTTCGAAGACAGCTGGAGACTTTAGAATTGAAGGATTGCCTTCAACCATCTCAGGAAGCATCTCTCTTCTGAAATACCCTACAACCTTACGAATGATATCAGCTTCAAGCTGTGACTCGGGGTAGAAAGTCCAATCAAATGAAAACGCAGGCTTGAAACCAGTTCCTTGGAATATCATTACAGGGAATGGATTAGTTGTCACCTGAAAAGAACTCTTGGCTGCAGCTGCCAATGGTCCACCAGCACCCTGTAACATGAAGGCAGCAGCAGTGGCGCCAGCAGTCTTAGCAGAACCGGTTGGATCCTGTTTAATCTTTGCTAAGGCGCTATTAACTGCTCCAGCAGCTTTATTGATTCCATCACCTTTCATGGCGTTGGCAATACTAGTAGTGCCACCGCTAGTCATTAATGCGTTTATACCTTCTTTTGCCGCATTACCGAAAATGTAGAGATCTTCTTGATTGTAGCTAGCACTATAAGAGTCAGCTATACCAGCCGGTAATGGCAGGTAAATACTCTTATCAAACTTAAATGTTCGTTTCGACTCATCCGGACGTTCCTGTGAATGCTTGAATGCATTGAACGATATATAATAGTCGGGGGACAGGTCCGATGGGAATACTATCGGCGCATTTTGTCCAATAAGTAAGTTAGATCTTTTTTCTTCTATTTTCCTCTCAGGCAGTGTAGTTTTAGAACTAGAGCTTGATCCTGAGTTAGATTTTGACGTAGCAGTATTTGAGTTACCGGTTGTGCTAGATTTAGGGCCACCAGTATTAAATACATTATCACTACCGTTAATGCCCGACGATGATTTTCCAGTAGAGGAAGAAGCTATTGCCATTGAAATTATCCTATGAGTTACAGCGGTATATTTAAACCTAAAAATCCTTTAAAATATAAAGGAAACCCGTCTAATATTATTTATCGCTCTCTTTGGGAGTGTAAATTCATGAGCCATCTGGATTCTCATCCAGATGTTATTCAATGGGCTAGTGAGGAGTTCGCTATTCCGTATTTATCACCCATTGACAATAGAGTACACAGGTATTTCCCAGACTTCTGGGTTAGGAAGCGTAATAGAGATGGTCTAATAGAAACCGTTGTTATAGAGATAAAACCAAAGAATCAAACTCAGCCACCAAAACCAAGATCTAAGATAACAAAAACTTATCTGAACGAGGTCAAGACCTGGGGGATAAATAGTTCTAAGTGGCAATATGCTACCAAATTCTGCGAAGAGCGTAAATGGAAGTTTCAAATATTAACCGAGGATGATCTAGGTATCAAGTAATGGCACAAACTTATCAGCAAATGCTTCAGCAAGCAATAACAAGAGGTCAGGTAGTTAGTGCTCAGAACTGGTTTGACACTACTTATCAGACTCTTGGTAAGCAAGATGCAAGTAGCGTTATTACTAGTGGTGATAATAGACTTACTAAAAGTTTAACTATTGGTAAGATGTATTTGTTCAACTATGATCCTAAGCATAAGAAGACTCTACCAAAGTATGATAAATTTCCTTTGGTGTTTCCTTTTGATCATGCCGAGGGTGGGTTCATGGGAATCAACTTTCACTATCTACCTCCTGGCCTTCGTGCAAGTCTACTTGATGGACTCATGTCACTAGCAACAGACAAGTCTTTTTCGGACTCTATGAGACTCAATCTAAATTATAAACTGTTAAAGAATGTGGCTAAGTTTGCCCCTGCGAAAGAAGGTATCAAGCGGTACCTAAATAGCCACGTTAGATCAAGGTTCTTTTATATAAGACCTGATGAGTGGTCCAAAGCAATATTACTACCACTAGACGATTTTGTCTACAGGAAATAAATGATAAACATCAAAGAATTTAAATCAGCAATACACAAGTATGACCTAGAGAGGCCCAACCTTTATGCTGTAGTAATTCCACTGCCAGGCTCGGCAAGCTCCCCTGCACCCATTAAAACTAACTACGCTCAGGCCTACGCTCAGACAGAGAATGGAAGATTATTAACCATGTTCTGTAGATCTACTAATTTACCAGGTGTAAACCTTGGAACAGTAGATGCAAAAAGATATAGTGTAGGTCCAACACATAAGATACCTGTTGGAGCAGCGTTCTCTGATGTTACAATGACTTTTTTAAGTGATGCTAGTGGTATTACATATAATATGTTCTACAACTGGATCAATACCATCATCCCGTTT